GCCGCGCATCGCCGTCTAGGTCAACGGATTCAATTACCCCGATTTGTCGCTCGGGGTCGTGATCAAGCAGCAGCGGTGCCGTGCCTGACCGCAAAAAATCAAGGTCAATGGATTCAGCCGAGTGGTCGAGCACTTCGATGCCGTAAGCGCGCTCGACCGGAGCCTCGCTGCTGATGCTCATGCGCACGCGCCGGTCGTCCTCGGCTACCGTCTCCATATCCATCCGCATGGAGCGGTGCAGCACCTCGACACCGGCATCGCGGTCGGCAGGCTCCTCGACGGCCTCCAGCACCCCGGCGGAATCCGGCTCCTCGACTGCCTTCGCAAATTCGACGATCACCGACTCGTCGGTCTCCTCGACGCCGACGATATGCCGTTGCTCTTGTTCCATAGCCGCAATCTCTGAATCTGCGCCACTTGATAGATGGAGTATATCAACACTGGATGCGCGGTCGCCATCGTCCGCCGCATCGACGCTCCGCATCACCCGGCGCGCGAATGCCTGCCCAGGATCACCGCCCCACAGCGCCCACGCTATCCGGCCCGCGCTCGGGTAGCCGTCCTCGCCCGAGCCGAAGCCCTCGGCCTGCTTGTCGACCTCGTGACGCGCGAAGAAGCTCGACATGCGCTTGACGGTATCGATGGAGAGTTCGCGCCGATTGGCAATGTCGCGTGCCCTGGCTACGCCGACAGAGGTGCCCCCTCTGCCGTACTCTTCGCGCCACTCAAGCCCGCGCTTAGCCTCCGCGACCATTGCGTCGGTCGGAGTGGTGTTGATCTCGTTGCCCTTATACGTGGACATGCGCCCCCCCCTATGGCACGTCGTTAACAATGTCGGCGGCAGTCATGTTCTGCATCACGAAATGACAGCTTCCAACGTTGTCGAGAATAGTGGGAAATGTGTCGCCGTCGCCCATACGCCACCAGTGCGCCGGGCTGGTGGTGAGTAGCGATAGGTCGTGCGTAACGCCGGAGTTGTATATATCCGACACGGCGCTGCTCTGATCACTACTCCACAGCGCCAGTTCCTCAACGTTCCCGCCATTCCGCATGTACTGCGCCGAGTTGTAGCGGCCGACCCGCAAATTCTGCCCCGACAGCGCGGTTGTTATTCCATAGTTGGCGTGGCTATTAGTGGTCGTTTGCAGGACCCCGTTGATGTAGATTTTAAATCGGCTGTAGTAGGCCGACAGGCTTCCGCTAGCAGCTCCGGTGGTGCCCCCGTCGTAGCTGACGAGTATGTGCTTCCACGTCTGTTGCGGCACCGACAATGCGGGCGTCAGGAACTCAAGATGATTATTGTTGCTGCCGTACCGCAGAAGCAGGTTCGACCGCGCGGTGTTGGAACCCTTCCATTTAAGCTGGATGTGATGCGAGTTCGTTACATCCTGCGCGCCGTAATAAAAGATGGTTTGGTTCTGGTTGCCCGAGTTGCTAGGGCGGAACCAGAGCGCGATAGTCCACGCATCGCTAGCACCGGAGCCGTTACCGGATCGGCCGAGCACCGGATCGACTAGGCTTGCATTTGCGCCCATCCAGTCGGCCTGCTGGAACGCCACCGACTTTGCGTTGACGAAGCCGCCCGTAACTGTGAGGGTTACAGTTTGCTGATCCACGCCGAAATAATTGATGGCCTTTACGGGGATGCTGTACGTCCCCGAAGCTAGGCTGCTCCCGCCGATGAGCTTTCGCGGGTTGCCTGCGACAGTGGTAACGCCGGGTACGTTGCTTAAATCCCACTCATACCCTACACCGTCAGTCGCCGTAAGCTCGTAATTCAAGGTGCTGCCGTAGCTCAGCCCCACGCTAAGCGAGGACGTGATGACCGGGGCGTTGCCCTGCGCTCCGCCTGTCTGCGCGAACAGGGCGTTCAGTTCGTTCACCGCAGTCGCCAGCACCTGTGTGACTTGCGTGCCGTTGATCGAAGCATTTGCGAGCCTCAAACCCGAATAGATGGTCACGTCTCCGCTGTGCTGGAGGATTCCGATGTGGCCGCTATCCTCAGCCACCGCGCGTATAGCGTTGACCGCGTAGCCGTCGCCGTTGCTGAGTAACACCGTTGTCTCGGTGTCGTCCAGCTCGAAGTCAATCGAATCGGTTGCGGCCAGGATGAATTGCCCGGTATTCGTCGCGACATTGCATTGCGCCGTGATGTAGTCGGCTGCTTCTTGCGCGCTCGCAAACGCATTGCCGTCACGGTCGCGAAACTCCAAGTAGCTGACCTTATAAAACTCGTATATGTCGACCGGAGAATCGCCCGTCCGCACGTTGTTGATTACGTTGATGCGGTCGGCAGCTTCCGAGTCTACTTCTGCGGAAAGACACGCATTCCAGTATGCCGGGTTTGTCGTCCCCAGGAAGTTGATGCAGTTCCCGGCCGGGTTTCGGCTTACGATAATGGACACGCTCACCTCACGATTGTGCAGAGTGTCGACAGCGGCTGGATTAGAATCTCGTTGTCTGCCCGTATGGCCGGAAGTGCTCTAGCGTTCACGTCTTCGTTAGACGCGAAAAATGCACTTATCTCGATACGGTTAAGAAACGCATTGCCGACAGAGCCCGTGCCAAAGAACACCGGCTGCGTCAAAAGCGGAAAGGTGAAAGTAATGTTGTCGTCCTTGTCCCGCGTGGCCCATATCAGGCCGATCTCTAGCGTTGTGTTCGCGAACTGCGGCACAGCGTTGAACGAAAACCGCACTTTCGCCAAGTCGCCCGGCTTGCACTGCCGGAAGTCATACGATCCGGTCGCAGCGGTGTAATAGGGCTCTGATCCGGTCGTTTTCGCGGCGTTGTATACCCCATCTTCCGAAAAGTGGAACAAATCCGTTACGCCATCGGGCATGTGTAGCCCGCCGAAAAGCCCTTTGCGTTGGTTGAAGCGGTCGCTTGTCTCCCCCCAATATTGAACATCGTTGGCCTGCTGCTGCGCCTCAGAGAAGCCAAACCGATACCATTGGCCCAAATCAGCCATTGCGCGCGTGTATTGAACGTTGTCCCCGATGGTGGTCGGGGCTCCACCACTGGTGCGGTCCACAAACCCGGCCGTAAACTCGTACCCCGAGACACCTTGACCGCCGCCGCTGTAATACTGGTTGACCTGCTGGAATGGCAGAGGCTCGCCGTACTCATTCGGGCGCATTTCGAACTGGATCGCGCCATCTCGGACGCGGTGCCGTGGCATACGACCCATCCGGCCGTCCTTGCCGTCCCGGCCCTTGCTGCCGGGCAAGCCTGTCGAGCCGGTGTCGCCTTTCTCGCCGCGAGGACCGGGCTCGCCTTGCTCTCCGCGCGGGCCAGGGTCGCCCTTCTCGCCCTGTGGACCGGCGTCGCCCTTCGGTCCGGGCTCGCCTTGCGGACCCTGCGGACCCTGCTCGCCTTGCTCGCCCTGCTCGCCCCTCTCGCCTTGCTCGCCAGTATCGCCCTGGGCCCCAGGCACGGCCTTGAAGCCTGCAACATCGTCAATGCGGGCAGACAGGTCTGCGGCCACGCCATCACGCTCGGCCCTCTCGGCGTCTAAGCGCGAAAGCAGCAGGGCGAGGATGCGCTTAGGGGTCAATGGTCGCCCCCAAGGCGCGCGCGAGAGCACGGTCTAGCTCGCTTTCCTCGGGCTCGCTCACGTCAGGCTCGACCGGTGCAAACGTCGCTGCGTAGGGCTCCAAGGCGTAGCGCACGCCGAACTGCTCCATCAGCGTTTTATCGCGGGCAATCTGGCTCAGCAGCTCCTCTACGTCCTTGCCGTAGTTGCTTGCAACGTCTTGCAGGCTCAGAACGCCGGATTTCAAGCCCATCAGAGCCGCGTTCATCTCTTTCTGCGGATCAACCCAACTCCACGCGCGGCCTCGGAACTCGGCGGCATCTCGAAACTTGTCGTACTGGCGCAGCGGAATGCCGAAGGTCTCCATCTCCATCGAGGACGCAAGCCAGCGCTCGAAAACAGGGCGAATGAAGTGTTCCAGAATGAAACGCTGCTCGGATCGGTACTGGTCCCGCTCCTCTAGCGCGCCCTGCCTGATGCTGCTGTAGCTCGTGGCCTCCAGGTCGTTCGATAGCGACGTGTAGGACACGCCCATAGCCGACGCGACGCCCTTCAAGCACGCCTTGTGAAAATCTGAGAACTCGTTAGAGGGGTATTGCGGGTCGAAACTGGCGAAATTCACCCCCGCAGGCAGTTGGTGAAAGCTCCCCGGCTGCGCGTCCATGATCGGAACGTTGTCCACAACGTCATCCGGCACGAACCCGTCCCCGCCGTCCGACGTGAAAAAGCCCATTTTCGACGCGCCGATTCGCGCATTGACTATCGCGGCCTCGCGCAGCCCGTCTAGCTGCTTCATCGCGTTCATAGACGGCGCGAGCCAAGGCTCCCCGCGCGTTTGGCCTGCCCGCAAGGGCTTGTAGACGTGGAGCATCTGATCTGCCGGGATGCGCCGATGCTTCGGGCTGACGGTCTGCGACGTGAATGCAGAGTCGCCAGGGTGCGAGGTCAGCACATGGTACGCAATCGGCTTGTGGAAGCGGTCAAGCTCGACGCCCATCCGAATCTGGCGACCGTCGGGCAGGCGCTCGGTCTTTTTCTCGTCTACTTGATCCGATTCGATGAACTCCAGAGCGAAACTGTCGGCGAATCCGGCCCCTCGGTGCAGGACCACGAACAATTCACCGTCGCGCGCCAGCGTCTCCACGGCCAGCCTCTGCGCGTCGATCCACGAGAGGCGTCCATCTACGGTCGGGTTGCCCAAGCGCCCCCAATCGCGCCACGCGGTCTCTAGGCGGGCGTTTCCGTCTGCATCAAGCCTCCCGGCGCTGTCCATTGCCTTCGACTGGAGCGTAAAGCCACGATCTCCGATGAGATTCGTCTTCAGGAGGTCCAGATACCGGCGCGCGTACTCGTTATTTCGCGCTAGATCGCGCGTGCGCGCCCGCATCCGCGACAGTGCGGGTTCGATCTCTGCATCCGCCGAACGCTCGGAGCCGACAAAATCAGCCAGCAGTCGGCCAGAATTAGCGGCCATATACTGCCGCTTTCGCACCGGGGCGGCGGGTGCGCGCCTAAACCAATCGCGAAACGCCATTTAGAACCTCGCCAGAATAGTCGAGCCAGTGGAAAGACCGCGCGCCGCAAGCTCGTCAGCCTTTTCGCGCCGCACCCGGCCACGGTAGTAGTCGCGCGCTTTGATCAGGTCTTCAAACGACAGCTTGCTGAGGCTGCGGCCCGCGATGCTGTAAGAGTCCACGTCCGAATCTGCCCGCCCCTCCAGCAGTGATTCGAGCTTCGCGACCATGATCTCGGCATGCGTGCGCGGGTCGCCCGTACTGTCCAGGTCTTGGATGATCTTCCAGTGGCCCCGCTCCAGCACGATGCGTGAGCTATCCGAGTTGCGGACCACCTCAAGCTGCCAGTGATGGTCCGACGCCT